TATGCTCTGACGTGTCTTTTGACCTAGCTACATGGCACGCGATGGGTAAGAAGGTGTGGAAGTACGAGGCTTCCATCTGGGTCAACTCGCACGAAACCCACACCCGAAAGTTCTACGGCCTGGAAGCATTGCGTCAAGGATACGATGGGACAGCCATCTTCGCCTATACGTGCAAGTTCGGCGCGACGTGGTACGACGACTTAGATACGGCAACGCCACGCTACTATCGTGACCATAAGATAGTGCTACTGACTGACAGCGGCCCGCCAGTATCACTGATTGATCGGTATGCGTACCAGGCGGCGATCAATGATGTGCGGTATGCTCAGACGCTCGTGGAGCACGCCGGGAGCGTCCCCGACCCGACGGGGCTGGATATGGATGACGTGCGCAGCGGGATGATCGACGCGATCATCGCACTGCGAAGACCCTGTATTGTTCTCACATAAAGGATAAGACGTATGGCAACGTATGAGGAACTGCGGGCGATGTTCGGAAACGATGCGCTCCGCAATAGGATCGAGGTGGCGGTGATCCTGAAAGCCCACGCCATCCTCCAAGAGGTAACGCCGTCGGCCGCTCGGCTGGCGTGGGTGGTGACGGCGTTCACCGCGACGGAAACGCAGGCCGTCTTGCTTCTGAAATATGCACTTGCTGCAAACGCTGCGGCGACTGTTGCGCAAATTACGGGCGCAGCGGATGCCGTTCTTTTGACGGCGATTGGTGCCGCCGTGGACAAACTCTATCCGTGAGGAATGATCGATGGCTGTAGGTGATCTTGTTCAACAAGTCGGCGCGCAAATTCGCTTCTGCGTGGCCGCGAGCTTCAGCCCTGCCGACGACGGAACGAACTGGACGATTGGAACGCCGACGGACGTAGCGTTGACGCTGGCGTCGTTAGCCACCAATACAGGTAGGCAAAGTGCCAAAGTGGATCTAGGTGCCAGTCGGGCAGCATCCTACGAGGTACTCGGGTGCGTGGATTTTACTGATGAGACGCCAACGCAAGGGTATCGCGTCGATTACTATTGGATGCCATCAACAAGCGGAACCGCTGGGACGGGCAACGTTGTCGGCAACTCAGGTGGAGACGCGGCGGCCCCGGACGGTGCTGTTGGGTCGGCGACATTGACCGACATGATTGCAATGTCCACTCGCATCGGCAGCCTCATCATCCACGACGGAGCAGCTGTCCAGAATGGAGTGGTTGGCGTGTTTTCGCCGTCGAGCCGCTACGGGCAACTGTTACTTGTAAACAACTCCGGCGATATCTTCGAAGCCGACGACGTAGAAATGCATCAAGTGTTCAATCCGATCCTCGACAACATGGTGCAGAGTTGATCCAGCGATACCGCAACACGTACCCGAGTTGGGCGCAAGGCTTCGCCCGCGATCCGTCGGACATCGCAGATGCGGAGTTGCGCGCAATGCGGCAGTCGTGCATCGGGCTGTGGGTTCCTGGACTCGGGGCGACGGGGGCAACGCTGTATGACGTTAGCGGGCGGGGTAATCATGGAGCACTAACGGCGATGGAACCAGCAACGGACTGGCAGGCATCGTCCTTTGGAAGCGTGTTGGATTTTGATGGCACAAATGATTATGTGTCCGTCGCCGATCCCAATGAATCGCTAACGACGCTTACTGTGTCTTGCTGGGCTAAAACGAGTGCCGTAGACAACAAAGCGTTCGTGGCCCATTTTGAGAGTGTGTCACCGACAAACAATCGCTCATGGATGTTCGGCGTTAGTAACGACAATTGGACCGGCTCCCTCGGCGCGGCCGCCGGAACCGAGCTGGCTGTGTACTGCTCGACGGACGGTACAAGCAGTGCATCAAAAGTCAAAACACACTGGCTCTCTGGCTCGAACATTTCTGACGGGGTGTGGCACCACTTAGCGTTTACGTGGAATAACGGCAGCCTCACGTTATATATAGACGGACAGACGGGAACAGTAGATTGGGCACAAAACGGCACGTTTACGTCTTTGTTTAATACCGCTACCGCGTTGACGATAGGCGGGTTCATGCCGTCTGGAATCTATTCGACGGCATGTCAAATCGGAACCGTGCAAATAGCAAGCCGGGCATTTTCTTCCAGTAGTATCCACCGACTGTCGTTCGACCCCTACGCCCTCGTCCGCAAGACCCGCACCTGGCTGCCCGTGGCCGTTACGGGCGGGACACCGGCAACTACGATCCGCCATCCGTGGCAACACCGCCGACATCGCCGACTCTCAGGAGTGTGCTGATATGGAATTGGTTCAAGGTTTGGCCGACCAATCGGTTTCGTTCGCCGCGTGGACTACGGCTACCGGAGCGCCGGTGACCGTCACGTCGACCACGGCAGGGCTGTCGCTTTGGTACCGGCGTGGCGTGGTGGGAGCAAAAGTCGCTATTACGCCAATTGGCGACCTGGCAACGCTCGAAACGACCCACACGGACAAGGCGATCCTGGTGGTTGAAGGGGCCGAGCATCGCCTGGACCTGCCAGATGCGGCCACGGCTGCGGGCGTAGACTCAATCCAATGGGGTGGCACGGCCACGGGCATCATGATCGACGGGGGCGTGGCGAATCTTCGTCTTGCCCAGTCCGGCGACAGCTACGCCTACCTCGGCACGAACCTTGGGGCTCTCGGGGCTAACGCCACGGAAGCGGGCGGCACGGGCGACCAGTTGACGGAGTTGCCGAAGCACGCCGCCACGATAGCGGCGGGGGACATTGCGACGGATGCAATCACCGCTGCGGCCCTGAAAGCCGACGCTGTGACGGAGATTCAGAGTGGACTGGCTCGAGTTGTGTCTGAGACCCCAAACTACCACGTCATCACGCCTGGCGCGACGAGCCGCATGATCGAAGTTCCAATGCGATCCGTGACCACCGGGCTGCTTGTGGCTGGTTTAGCCTACGACGAGATGACGATCTATTATATCCGCGAAGGTGCAGCGACTCCAGTCCAATGCTCAAGCATACAGGATGGTTCAGCAGGGACATGGAGCACGCAGTCGTGGTGCGCCCTCGGTGGACCTGCGGGCATTTACCAATTCGGTATTCCCAATGCAGCATTGGAGGCTGGTGCCAATGCGGTGACGTTCATCTTCTCCCACGCCAGCGCTGCGACAACGCTCGTTCGGATTCTGCTGGCGACCGTGCAGACAGGTGATAATTACGCGAGACTCGGTGCTCCGGCTGGCGCAAGTATCGCTGCGGACATTGCCGGAATCAGTGCGTCGGGTGACCCGTGGTTGACAGCATTGCCTGGGTCGTATGCCTCGGGTACGGCAGGCTACATTATCGGTGGTTTCAGCGCGTCGAGTGACCCCTGGGGTGTTGAGCTGCCGGGGTCGTACACCGGCGTCGAAGCCGGTAAGGTGCTGGCCGACCTATCGGTAGGTGTCAACGTGGTCGAGTGGCTCGGCGCGACCCCGGCTGCGCTGGCCAACACGGACAAGGTGCAGGCGTCGGTCCAGCACGTCGCTGACGGGCTCTTGCCGAGCACATCGGATATTGCCAATGCGTCTGCGGCAGCTACGGCTACAGAACTTGGCACAGGCTCTGGGTTCACGTCGCTTGCGACGGCCGCAAGCCTCACGGCACTGGCCGGTAAGTTCACCGGCATCACGGCGCTGGCGAACTGGCTCCGCGGCATGGCCCGCAAGGACACAATGGACTCGACGGCCAAGAGCGAGATCAACTCCGGTGGCGGGGCGTTCGATGAGGCGACGGACAGCGTCGAGGCCATCCGAGACACGGCACCGCTCGGGACGGCTATGCGAGGAACTGATGGAGCGAACACTGTGACTCCTTTGGACGCCGCTGGTATTAGATCCGCGATCGGCATGGCTGCGGCCAATCTCGATACGCAGATCGACAATATCGAAGTTGGAGGGGGCACTGGTACCGGGGCTCGTACCGTCACAATCACAGTCGATGACGGGACTACGGCACTTGAGTCTGCAAGAGTGCGACTGACGAAGGGTGCTGAGACCTATGTTGGATCAACGGATGTCTCTGGTGAGATCACATTCAACGTGGACGATGGCACCTGGGTCGTGGCAATCTCGCTCGCCAATTATACCTACTCACCCGCTGGCACCGGCAATAACCTCGTTGTGGATGGCGATGAGACTGCGACTTACTCGATGACCCAGACAACGTTCACCGCGAGCGATCCGGGATTTGTCACCGGGTACTGCTACGCCAAGAATACCGCCGGGGTTGCAGTCGAGGGTGCTGAAGTTCATCTGCAAATGGAATCTCCGCTGTCCACATCATCGGGCACCGTGTGGGACGGTGCTATTCGAACGGTCACGAGTGATGCAAATGGATTAGTCGAATTTACAAATATGGTGCCTGGTGCGACATACCGAGTGCGGCGTGGAGACGGCAACTGGCAGGAGTTGGATGTCGAGTCTACCGCGACTGATCCCCTGGCGTTGCCGGACTTTGTCGGTGAGGACGGCTAGTGGTCAAGATCACCGGGATAGACTCGCTGAGGAAGAGGCTGGAAGGGCTGAAGGACAAGTACGTCAAGCCAGGCGAAGACAAAAGCGTGGTGGTCGGGTACACGGCGAGGTACGCGGTATGGGTCCACGAGCGGCAGGCCAAGCATGCCCCGGGAAAGCAGTGGAAGTACCTCGAAGAACCCGCAAGGCGATTGAGCGATGGGTACCTTGGACTACTGATCCGAGATGCGATGAAGGGTGGAGCTACGCTGATCCAAGCCCTGTACATTGCAGGACTGAGGCTGCAGAGGGCGAGCCAGGAGATCGTGCCGATCGACACGGGCAACCTGAGGGGTAGCGCATTCACGGCCAAGGAGTCTGACCTCCAGGCGGTGATGGCCGCCAGCGAGGAGACGATGCTCAAGCGGATGCAGAAACAAGGGGAACAGCGGGCCAAGAAGTCAGCGAAGAAGAAGGTTGGGATTGCGAAGAAGAAGGCTGCTAAAGCGGCCAAGGTTGCTAAAGTGAAGACGAAGAAATCTGCCAAGAAGATGAGGAAGTCGAGGCAGTCCCTGGTGAAGGACATGGCCAAGATGAGGAAGTCGGCCAAGGCCAGATCAGCTAAGGCCTCGGCGAAGAAGTCGGTTGTGAAGAAGGCCATGGTCAAGAAGTCGAGGACGAAAAAGGCATGACCAGACTGACCAACTCACCCGCTGACGTGCTGCGATGGCTGATCGTGCAATTAGGTCTGGGCACTAACCCCGATGATGATGGCAGTTGGCCCGTGTACGATTCCAACGAGCCCAGCTCGCCGGATGACCTGATCGTCGTGTACGACACTGCGGGGGAGATCCAAGGACGGGAACACCACTCGGGGAGATCGCTGGAGCACTACGGAGCGCAGATCCAGGTTCGTGGATCAAGCAAGGCCGTGGCGTGGGCCAAGGTAGACGCATTGGTCCAATCGCTGGAGGAGTCGGTGAAAAACACTCTGGTGACCGTCAGCACGTTGACCTACATAATCCACGCGGTCACCAGACGCAGTGGACCGATGCTGCTGGGAAGAGAACCTGCGACGAGCCGGGTATTGTACAGTTTGAATGTGGTTTTCACAGTCAGCCAAGTGAGCTGACGAACAGAAGAGGAGGATCAGAGAATGCCGGGTATTGTAGAGGGACTGAAGGACGGATTTTCGACGACGGTGGATATCACTGGTGCCGGGGTCACATTCTTCGAGATCGAGACGCAACCGCCGGGCCTTGATGGAGGCGAGCCCATCAACATCACGACGATGCGTAACACGGCGTTGCGCACCAGGGCACCCCGCCATCTGTACGACGTGACGCCGGTCAGCATCCGCGCTGCGTATGACCCAACGGTCATCGATACGATCAAGTCGATCATAAATTCCAACAGATCGATCATAACCACGATGCCCGACGGAGCAAGGATCACGTGGTGGGGGTACCTGCAACGGTTCATCCCCGAGCCGAATCGGGAGGGGCAGCAGCCCGTGGCTGCGATCACGTTGGTCCCGACCAATCTGAATGGCACCGGTGTGGAGACGGCCCCAGTCGTAGTGGAGGGGTCCGGTACTGGACGATAGCCGCACGTAACGTGCATCAACTTAGGAGCGAGATATGGGAGAGATTCGATTCGACACCCTCGACCCGATCGAGGAGCCCGCAACCCTCGGTGGTCAGCGCTACATGCTGCGTGAGATCAGCGGGGATGGGCGGGTCAGGATGGACAACGCCCGGACGCGTTGCTACGAGTACGGCCCAGACGGCAAGCTGGCCCGGGTGAACGACCTAGCCAGCCTGGAGCCACTGCTAGTCTCACTGTGCCTCTACGACCCCTCGGGGAACCCTGTCCCCGAGGACGTCGTAAGGGCGTGGCCGGGGAGAGTGCAGCGAGCCCTGTACGACCGGGCACGACTGCTCAACGGCACGGATGAGACGAAGGAGTCGATCGAGAAACAAATTTCCCTGCTCCAGGAGCAGTTGAGTGAGATGGAGTCTCGGGAGCAAGCGGTAAAAAACTCGCCGAGCAGCTCGACGGGTGGATGACGCTGGCCGAGCGTCTGGGCCATGCTGGGCCCATCGTCGAGCTGATGCGGAGGATGACGCATCGAGAGTATGAGGTGTGGATCGAATGGATCAAGGACAACCAAGGGCACCCCTCACGGTCTGACTGGTACGCCATGCAGATCGCTGCCGAGATACGCAGGCTGAGAATGAAGACCCCGGCAGTTGAAGGATACGACCCGAATGTTGTCAAACTCGCTGACATGAAGTTGTCCAGAGACGACCCGAAGCCCAAGACCATCACCAGGGAGCAAGCCGCTGATCAGGCGAAGTCCAGGTGGTTCGGCTGGCTAAAGATCAAGAGGTAGAGGTATGGATTCCGAGGTTGAGAGACTGATGGTAAGGCTGGGCGTGGACGACGCCGGGTACGGCCCGGCGCTTGACCGATCTATGCGCACGATGCTGGACTGGGCCAAGGCCGCCGGGGCGATGGAGGAGGCGCAGAAACATGCCGACGCTGCCCAGGAGGACGCCAAGAGGCATCTGTCCAAGTACGGTGATGCCGCGAAAATTGCACAGGAGGCCACAAACGTTTTCAGCAACGAGCTACGCAACCTCTCGTCGGTCGTCGGCGCGCTGAATCCTTCACTCGGGTTTGCCGTCACCAAGATGGGCAACATCGGTTCCGCAGCGTCCCGGTCGGTGGGAAGCGTCAACGCCCTTGCGGGATCATTGCGAAGCCTCGTCGGCCTGGCAGCGGCGCACCCAGCTGCTGCCGCAGCACTAGGGGTTGGGGCAGTCGCTGTGGCTGGTGTCGCCGCGTACATCGGCGAAGGGCTGGCCGAAAGGGACGAGTCGATCAAGTACAGCAATCGAGCCTTCGGCTATGAGCAGCTACGGATGGGTGTGACTCGCCGACGTGAATCGGAGTACATGAACCGCCAACCGCTGGTGGACCCGACGACTGGCTTCGGCCAGGGCGCTTCCCAGGCCACCATGGAGCGCGAGAAAATCATGCATGAGGAGAAGGTCCGTCGCATGGAGGATGAGCGCCGGGTCGAGGAAGAACGCCTGAGGCTCGCGCAAAAAGAAATCGGCATGCTCATGGAGAAGCTCGACTATCGAGAGTTCTTGGACAAGCGGCGACTCGACGATCTTGGGTACATGGCGACCCATTTGTCTACGGTGACATTTGATCGCCCGGTCACCCTCAACGCTCTGGAGCAGGCGCGGACTCGAAGGGATGCTGCACAGGGGAGTCTGAACGACCTGAGCATCTCAGGCCCAGCAGAGAACGCGGCGCAGGCGATCAGGATCAACCAGGCGAACGCTGCTCGGATGAGTGGCGTCTCGGCACAAATCCGCGCGATGCAGGAGCAGACGGCGCAGTTCCGAATGTCCGACATGGACTTCGAAAGATGGATGGTCGATCGCAACACGGAGGGATCGCCCGAGCCCCTGCGGGACAAAGCCCGAAGAGACTTCGGTCGCCAGCAGCGGCGCACGGAGGATGCGCGGACCGAATGGACGTCGAATTCGATCGGGCGACAGGTCGAGGGCCTTCGAGAGGGCCGACGTGAGATCCTGGAACCCCTGAACCTGGAGTTAAAGATCCAGAATGAGGTCAACCAGGCCGACCGCGCCTACTATGAACAGCACAAGAGACACCTTCCGGACGTCCTCAGGTTCAGGACGGAGGGCCTCGCGATTCAGCATCAGCACAATCGCCTGACTGCTGAGGGCCGGAGTGTGTACGAGGCGTTTATGCTGCCGATGGAAAGGATGATGTTCGATCAGCAGCGACTTCGTCAGCAACGTGATGCCGGAGGGTTTGAAGGTCCGTCGAAGCAGTGGGCGATGCTTCGATCGATGGAGCAGGCGTACGGGGTTGCGCACAAGGACTTCTCACAGTACCGACTCGGTCAGCAGTACGAGGCCATCCAGTCGAACACCAGCCAGTACACCCGAGGGATGTGGGAGTATACGATGGGCAGCACTGCAATCCCGTTGGATCAGATCAAGGCGATGGCCCAGGTCAAGAAGATAGAGAAGGTGCCCGAGCCCAAGGACATGTTCTCATATGCCCAGGACGTCGCGGGCGTAGTCAGCAATGACTTGTCGGTAACATTATTGAAGGCCATTGCGAAGGCGACGGCTGCGATCGCCGAGCAGGGACGAAAGCAAGTGGACAACTGCGGGAAGCTGCAACCAGCAAACCTGTGAACTAGGAGCGAGACATGGCAGCGACGGTGATGGGTGGTCCGATCACGTGGAGGTTGGACCGCGACGACGACGGGTTCAGAACCTACCGCGTGGCGTACCTGGTGCAGGCGTCCCGCCTGGACAGCCCCAGGATCGTGATGTACGCATCTGGGCTGCCGATGATTGGCCAGGGATTCCAGGTCAGTGGGTTCTTCGGATACGACGAGTGGTGCTGGTGCAGGCCCGAGATGTCCGTGCGGGTCGAGCAGGAGCGTGAGGGCGACCCAGCGCAGTACTACCGCGTCGAGTGCGTGTTCTCGAACAAGTGGGACGGCAACGCGCGCAGCATGCGGTGCGGGGACACAGAGGTTGGCGACCCAACGCTGGAGCCGATGCGCGTCAGCGGCGGCTACTCATCCTACCCCTGGGAGGCCAGGTATGACCGGCACGGCAACAGACTGGTCACATCGGCCAACGAGCCCGTCACCGGGGCGGCTGTCACCTTCGACTACAAGCTGCCTACGGTCCACGTCGAGCAGAACGTGATGGACCTCGGATTGTCTACGTGGTCGGGGATGGTCAACACGGTTAACGATCGGCCGCTGTGGGGAGTGCCCGCACGATTCGTCAAGCTGGTGAACGCCAGTTGGCAACGGAAAATTTACGGCAGGTGTTCGTTCTTCTATGTCCGCCAGTTCGACTTTGAGGTGAACAATTTCATCAAGGACAAGGATGGCGACCTGATCGGGCACGACCGTGAGATCTGGGACACAGGCAGCATGTGCCTACGGGGCAGGTGGGTAACAGACGCCAGCCACGCGGATTATGGTGCGTTCATGCTGTTGGCAAACACGCAGGCCACAACTGCCCAGGAGAACGATGATCCGTTCGACGGCGTTGAGAAGCTCAGCGAGGTCCCGATGGGCGACTTCATGGCGTACAAGGACATGAATAATGAGCACACCCGGGTCTGGTTGGACGGCATGGGGCGACCCGCGAATGCCACGTTGGTAGACCGGGACTACAACCCTGTCACCGTCCCATCTGGATCTACGGCAGGGCCACCAGCGAACTGGGTGGTGCAGTATTATCCCGAGAGCAACTTCCTGTTGCTGGGAATTCCCACAACACTGTAGGAGACCAAGACATGAGCGACGAAGCACAACTGAATATCAGCCTGCAGATCTCGAAGGACGACGCGACGGGGATCGTCAACTATCGAGCGTACCCCACGCAGTTCACCGCTGACGTGAGCGGAGCCATGGGCCCGACCCCGGGGGCATTTCAGGCGTCTGTCTACGGCACGGACGTGGACCTGAGCGAGCTGACTGTACCCGGGTTCTGCCGGATCAGCAACCTGGACCCAACCAACTCCGTCACCTGGGGCGTCCGCGATCCGGACACCGACCTGTTCTACCCGCTGGGTGAGATCCTCTCCGGGGAGTTCTACGTACTCAGACTCAGCGAATCGCTGGGCCAAGTGTGGGGTGGATCGGGCACAGGTACCGGCACGGCGGGCAGCTCCAACAAGACGTTCACGTTCTATGCAGACACCGCAGCGTGCAATGTGCTGGTGGAGGCATTCGAGGCGTAGTATTCTCTTTCACGTGGAGCGAACGATGGAAGATCATGAGCGAGATGATTGTTCAGAGGGGTCTCTGGGCCACCCTCTGACACATGCCGGTGGTCCACCAGTCATCGTGGATGCACCTCGCAGATCCAGAATCACCGTGGTGGATGTCATCTACCACCAACCCGTGGATCTCCCGCCGACGACCATGCTCGGTGATGCTGTGCGATTCAGCCGCGAGCTGGAGTCGGACGAGCAACCCTATGAGCGAAGGATGCTGGCGACCGAGAACTGGAAGCCGCTGGACTGTGGATGGATCTCCGAGGTCGGGATGCTGCTGCTGCGCAACGACGAAGGGTTCTTCTCCGTCAGACCGACACCGGAACAGCGAGCAGAGGTCGCACTCCGGGTGATCGAGCTGGCGTTCTCCAGTACCTTCGTGACCCCAGGATCTGACGGGGAGAGAATTCTCGTACCCCCGGGTGAGTCGTGCAGGTTCTTCCCCAAGGATGCCAAGAGCCTGCGGGTTCGCTGCTGCAGCGGCCGGGCTCAGTACACCATTAGCCTCGCTCCGAGGTAACGCGATGCAGAATCAAGACCTATTCGGGCTAACTGACGACGACAGGAAAAAGGTGCAACGTGCCGTGGACGCCGTTCGCCCCCTGGGCGGCCCCACGGGCATGCTGGGCGGCAGTCCCGATATCTACGTCGCCAAGGCCCCAGAGGGTGGCATCGCGGCCCTCGTGCCCAAGGGAGCTGATGACTACGATCACCCTGGGTTTGCGGTCTGCCAGATCTACCAGATCATGCCGAGCAACGCGTCTGGGGAGTCTTGGGATCTCCAGCCAATGAGCGGGATGGACGTCCCAGTGTTCAATCTGTCTGGCATCCCCATCGACGAGGACTGCTGGATGGTCGTTGTCAGAAGCAAGGAGGGAATGTGGCTGTGCGCTGGCCAGCTCACCCCACCGGCCATCCCTGGCACGGGGACAGACTCGGGCGAGAACATCGGGACAGGAACTGGCACGGGAATCGGATATGAGGTTGTCACTATCATCACAGGGCTTCGAGTCGACGGAGTGAATCTGCAGGTGACGACTCGAGACGTCCATGTCTACTCACTGGGCGAGGGGAGTGGGTGGGAGACAATCCACGAAGGAACGGAGTGCCCCGAATAATGGCGATCCAGTTCTGGGACGGTAAGATTCTGTTTATTTCCGGTGGTATGGACATGATGATGGCCATGGACCCGGCGTGCTGCTGCGCTGTGGGGCCGACTGTCCCGACGACCGATTGCGGTACGTGGGATGTCCCAGCGTCCCTTACCGCTGAAATCGCTGGCGTAGCCAACGGCAGCACAGGGTGCGGTTGTAATTGTACGAGCATCAACGGAACACGAGAGATACCGTTCGGTTCCTGCTCGTACCCACAGAACGAACATTGCTGTTATGGATTTGCTGGTACACTGAGCTGCCCTTCGTGCGGCGGATCACTGCCGTGGATTATCAACATCTGGTTTTATGACTCCGGTGGGGTGTTCTATCTAACGGGTCTTTTGTTGGTGTACACCGCTCCACTCGGGGACAGTCTTGGGTTCACGTCGCAAGCCATCCCCGGTCTACTCGACTTTGACGTTGATTTTACCCTCGTCAACACATCGATGAGCACCAGCATGTGTACCCTCGACCCATCAGTA